TTTCAAAATTTTCTTGTGACGTGCACGGGCAACTACACCACGTTTTACGCGAGCCATATGTGCTCTCCTGTATCTATATTCTTAGTAAAAAAATGAATTAAACGTTAACGGCTTATGCGTACGGCAGGCACGCGATAACCAGACCCAGATCGCCTTTAGACACGAGGCCTTTTGGACGCAGGTGACGTTTACGCTTAGTAGATTTTTTGGTCAGAATATGACGCAGGTTTGCGTGCTTACGCTTAAATCCACCACCACCGGTTTTTTTGAAACGCTTAGCAGCACCGCGTACGGTCTTAATTTTTGGCATTTTAATAACTTCCACTTCGCATTGTTAATAAACGAAACGTAGGCGAACAACGGCTGTGGAACCCGTAGGCTCCACAGACATTGCTACTTGAAGGCCTTACTGTTTCTTCTTAGGAGCGAGCACCATGATCATCTGGCGGCCTTCGATCTTCGTAGGGAAGGATTCGACTACTGCCAGTTCACTCAGATCGTCACGGACGCGGTTGAGCACTTCCATACCGATCTGTTGGTGGGCCATCTCACGACCGCGAAAACGCAGTGTGATCTTAGCCTTATCGCCATCTTCCAGAAAGCGTACCAGGCTGCGGAGTTTTACCTGGTAATCGCCATCGTCGGTGCCAGGACGGAATTTAATTTCCTTAACCTGGATAACTTTTTGCTTTTTCTTCTGTTCCTTAGAAGACTTACTCTTTTCATAAAGGAACTTGCCGTAGTCCATAATACGACAAACTGGCGGTTCGGCGTTAGGGCTGATTTCAACTAAATCTACTCCAGCTTCTTCAGCTTTTTCGATCGCTTCTCTCAGACTCACAATACCCAAAGCTTCGCCTTCCAGACCTGTTAAGCGAACTTCCAGGGCGCGAATCTCGCCATTGATACGATTCGGACGTGCCGTTTGAACTCGTTTTCCGCCTTTAATACCTTATTCCTCCAGTTGTTGAAGACTGCGGCTGCGAATCTCTTGTTGCAGCTTCTCAATCACTTCATTTACGTCCAGGCTGCCCAAGTCTTTGCCACGACGGGTGCGCACGGCAACTTTGCCTGCTTCTACCTCTTTGTCGCCACAGACCAACATGTAAGGGACACGACGTAAAGTGTGCTCGCGGATTTTAAAGCCAATCTTCTCATTTCTCAAGTCTGCTTTTACACGAATACCCGCATTTTGTAGTTTCAGCGTTAATTCGTTAACGTACTCAGACTGAGAATCGGTGATGTTCATGACCACAACCTGAACCGGCGCAAGCCAGGTCGGGAAGAAGCCAGCGAACTCTTCGGTCAGGATACCGATGAAACGTTCCATCGACCCAAGAATTGCACGGTGAATCATAACCGGCACCTGACGTTCGTTGTTTTCGCCAACGTAAGAGGCGCTTAAACGGGACGGCAGGGAGAAGTCCAGCTGTACAGTACCGCACTGCCATGCACGATCGAGGCAGTCATACAGGGTAAATTCAATTTTCGGACCGTAGAACGCGCCCTCACCCAGTTGGAACTCAAACGGGATGTTGTTTTCTTCCAGCGCAACGGCCAGGTCAGCTTCAGCACGGTCCCACATTTCATCGCTACCGATACGTTTTTCGGGGCGAGTGGACAGTTTGACGACGATTTTCTCGAAGCCAAAGGTGCTGTACATATCGTAGACCATACGAATGCACGCGTTAACTTCATCACGAATCTGCTCTTCAGTACAGAAGATATGCGCATCATCTTGAGTGAAGCCACGAACACGCATCAGGCCATGCAGCGCACCTGACGGTTCATTACGGTGGCAGCTACCAAACTCAGCCATACGCAGCGGCAGATCGCGATAGGATTTCAGACCCTGATTAAAGATCTGTACGTGACCCGGGCAGTTCATTGGCTTAATGCAGTATTCACGGTTCTCAGAAGAGGTGGTGAACATTGCATCTTTGTAGTTATCCCAGTGACCTGTTTTTTCCCACAGCACGCGGTCCATCATGAACGGACCTTTCACTTCCTGATACTGGTATTCTTTCAGTTTTGAGCGAACAAAGACTTCCAGTTCACGGAAGATAGTCCAGCCATCGTTGTGCCAGAACACCATACCCGGTGCTTCTTCCTGCATATGATACAGGTCAAGCTGCTTGCCGATTTTACGGTGGTCGCGTTTGGCCGCTTCTTCCAGACGTTGCAGATAGGCATTCAGGGCTTTTTTATCTGCCCATGCAGTACCATAAATACGCTGCAGCATCTTGTTATTGCTGTCGCCACGCCAGTATGCCCCAGCGGTCTTCATCAGTTTGAAATGATGGCAGAAACGCATGTTCGGCACGTGCGGGCCACGGCACATATCGACATATTCTTCATGATGGTACAAGCCAGGCTTGTCATCATGGGCGATGTTTTCATCAAGAATAGAGACTTTATAGGTCTCGCCACGCTTCACGAAGGTTTCACGCGCTTCGTACCAGCTGACTTTCTTCTTAATGACATCGTAGTTTTTCTCAGCGAGCTCGTGCATCCGCTTTTCGAGCGCGTCGACGTCTTCCTGGGTTAACGTACGGTCAAGATCGATATCGTAGTAAAAACCGTTATCAACAACCGGTCCGATCGCCATTTTGGTGTGCGGCCAGAGTTGTTTGATCGCGTGCCCTAACAGGTGCGCACAGGAGTGACGAATGATCTCCAGACCTTCTTCATCCTTCGCGGTGATGATGGAGAGCTTCGCATCATGCTCAATCAGATCGGAAGCATCTACCAGCTCACCGTCAACACGGCCAGCAATAGTGGCTTTCGCCAGACCAGGACCGATGTCCAGCGCAACATCCATGGGGCTTACAGCGTGGTCGTAATGGCGTTGGCTGCCATCAGGAAGAGTAATAACAGGCATGTTATATCCTTATTTGCAGTGGTGACCCACACGTAAGATCACATACAAAGAGAAAATTTATTTGTTTACAGTAAGTTGTGCAACCATCTAACCAACAATCGCTAAATTGGTACACAATCTGGTACACAAATGAAAAACTGACATCCTCAGTCCCTCACCCGGTAAAATGATGGTAACACTAAAAAAGTGGTGATTGCACCACTCTGTTTCACATTGATTCAAATTGTCTTGCAACAATGGATGCGATCGACTAAGTGAGAACAGTGCAAAGCCTTGCAAACCGATGCAAAGCTTTGCGTGTCCCGTTTTTGTACCACCCCACTCAACATCAGGTATCGATCGATCCATTTACAGATGCTAAACTTCTCGGCTTTAAGAATTCACTGATTTTTATAATGTTAAAGCTATTTAGTCGATATTTCTCCGTTGGTGTGCTGAACACTGCCCTGCACTGGATATGTTTCGGTGCACTGCTTCATTTTTTTGGAGCAAGTCAGGCCTTGGCAAATGTTGTCGCATTTTGTATTGCAGTCACCTTTAGCTTTTTTGCAAATGCAAAATGGACATTTAAATCACAAGCCACATCTGGTCGCTATATTGCGTTCGTTTTTTTCATGGGCCTAATGGCGGCGTTAACAGGCTATATCGCAGATACTATTGTGGCACCACCAGTTGTCACTCTTGTGGGGTTCTCTGCCTTTAGCCTTGTAGCAGGATTTGTCTACTCAAAATTCATTATCTTTAGGGATGCGAAATGAAAGTTTCTCTGGTCGTTCCAGTATTCAACGAAGAGGATGCAATTCCTATCTTCTATAAAACCGTACGGGAATTTGAAGGGCTTCAGCAGCACGATGTTGAGATAGTCTTCATCAATGACGGTAGCAAAGACTCTACTGAATCAATAATAAATGCGCTTGCTATTGCCGACCCGCTTGTCGTGCCGCTCTCATTCACCCGAAATTTTGGTAAGGAACCTGCACTATTCGCCGGACTTGACCATGCTACCGGTGAAGCGATTATCCCTATTGACGTCGACCTGCAGGATCCGATAGAGGTCATCCCTCACTTAATAGAAAAGTGGCAGGCAGGTGCGGATATGGTACTTGCCAAGCGTTCTGATCGCTCTACTGATGGTCGACTGAAGCGAAAGACCGCTGAATGGTTCTATAAGCTACATAATAAAATCAGCAACCCACAAATCGAGGAAAATGTCGGCGACTTCCGCCTCATGTCCAGAGGTGTGGTAGAGAACATCAAGCTGCTGCCTGAACGCAATCTATTCATGAAAGGTGTACTTAGCTGGGTGGGGGGGCGTACAGATGTGGTCGAATATTCCCGAGCTGAACGAGTGGCTGGCAGCACGAAATTCAACGGCTGGAAATTGTGGAATTTGGCATTGGAGGGGATCACCAGTTTCTCGACATTCCCATTGCGGATGTGGACATATATTGGTCTGCTCGTGGCCGGATTAGCTTTCCTATACGGCGCCTGGATGATTATTGATACACTGGCATTTGGCAACCCTGTTCGCGGTTACCCATCATTACTGGTTTCAATTTTATTCCTTGGAGGCGTGCAACTGATTGGTATAGGCGTGCTAGGTGAGTACATAGGAAGAATTTACATTGAAACAAAAAACAGACCTCGCTATGTCATCAAGGGCAGAAAATAACCATGTTTAAAAGCTTAGATTTTGATTATAAGATTTTTAACGCCTTCTTAGTTTTAGGTGTAATTTTTGTTCTGCCTATAATAATTGCAGACTACTACTACATTGACGACCTTGGAAGGTCAATCGTTGGCTATTCAGGATGGTCTAGCGACGGAAGGCCGGTGGCAGATATGGTAATGGAGTCTCTTGGGTTCGGTCTTCCACTAACTGATATATCTCCAATACCTCTTATCCTTTCTATTGCCACATTGTCTTTGTCATGCACTTTGCTGGCAAAATCCGCTGGGTTCAAGAGCAGAGCAGCGGCTGTAATTTCGCTGTTTCCAATTATTGCAAATCCATTCTTCCTTTCAAACTTATCTTATAAGTTTGACTCACTCACCATGTCATTAGCAGTACTTTTCTCATGCATTCCATTTACCTTTAGATGCATGAAGGCCTTTCCAAAAGTTGTATTGACAACGGCATGCATTGTAATATCTCTTTGCCTGTATCAGGCCGCATCTAATGCTTTTGTAATTTTGGCAGTGTCATTTTTCATTTTAGAATCATACAAAAACAAAGGTTGCATACAGTCACTTATCTTAAATGCAGTTTCATTTGCAATGGCATATGCAATATATCTTAAGTTAATTGTTCCACATTATGTGGTAGGGGAATACAGCACAGGACACAGCGATATTTTACCATTATCGCTAGATAGCCTATCAAGTATATCTAACAACATACAAATGTCTGTTAATTTAATAAAGTCATTTATGACTGGTTATGCAGGCACTATGTTTTCTCTGTTATTCTCTATTTCTGTTGTTTGTGTCGTAGTAGTTGCCGCTTTCTCTTTTATTAATTCAAAAAACATGAAAGGATTAATAATTTTCCTGATCGTCTTCGCATCACCTGCAATCTTTTTTGTTTCAATACCAGGAGTTGTTCTAGCGCTAAAAAACCCTGTATTGATGCCAAGGGTGTATATAGGTTTTGGCTTTGCAATTGCAGCATCCATGTCCATCATATACTTCACTTTGTGCCGTCACTTCAAACCATTAGTTCTTATTATGGCAGTTCCAGTTATGTTCCTGTTTTCCTTTGGGGCGACATACGGAAACTCACTTAAAGCTCAAAAGGAGTTTGATGTATTTGTTTTAAGTAACATTTCATCTGACATTAATAGGCTAGGGCTTTCTGGGAAGAAGTATATTGTGGTTGATGGGTACATGCCTAAGTCTCCAGTTACTATGCTGGCTTATCAAAAATATCCACTTGTTGAAATGATGACGCCAGGATATCTTGCTGATGGCTGGGTATGGGGAAACTCACTAATGCATCACTACCTTATGACGCAGACATTCCCAGATCAGGAAAAGCAAGAAAAAATCAGAATGGAGCGGTGTAACCTTAAGCCATTAACAGAAAATAATATATACAAAATAATGTCATTTGATGATTATATCGTTTTGTCTTTTGTAAAGACATGCTAGAAGAGTGGGCGGATATGATATCCGCCCTTTCTTAAAGAGACTTAAATGTTGCGCCACCAGAAAGGCCGGGAACATCAATAATAGATCCAATGTTGAAAACTTGCGTATTTGCTCCGTTAATGAATCCAACACCTTGATTAGACAGTGACGGATCCTTCTTAATATTGCAGTTTATTATGCTTACACTCAAGAATTTGGCGCTAGTACTCTGTATTCTAAAAATTGGAGTGGATGCAACTTTAGGGTTTTCTTGGACAATTTGACCTTGGTATGAGTTTATTGTTATGGCCCCGTCATAAACAGCAAAATCATCCATTATTAATGTTAATCTTTCACCAGACACTCCTTCTGATCCACAACCGTTCATTGTAATACCATGAGGATTAGTAAATCTATATGGTGAAGCCTGTGTTTCTGTAGTCCCTGACATCGGTCTAATACCATCAGCCGTGCATGAGTTCATTGTACTATATTGCAATGAATCAAGCATGAACCCAAACTGATATCCTGCAACCCCAACCAGTGTAAGAACATTTGAAGTTCCGGATAATGCGTAAACTCCAGATCTATATCTTGATATCTGAAAGCCACAATATTGCCCTACGCCAAGTCCTAAAAATTGCAGACTTTCGAAAGTATTAGAAAATACATCTCCACCCCAGAATCCAAAGTTACCGCATTCTACTCGTAAATTTTTAAACTGGGACGCCGCTACCTTTCCAGCCCATATCCCATAAGCCACAGCGTTTTCTCTTCCGGTTAACCCTTTTCTTCTTATGGTAAAGCCATCCAAAGTAGTAAGTATTGCATAATTAGTAATATCAGTACCATCTGGTGAGTACACTTCTGGCAAAACACAAATGAATGCATCAGCAGTAACGCCCGTAGAAATTATATATGGTGTGTTTGTTGTTTTCTCAAATATTGTTTGATCTCTTCCTTTACCTATAATCCCAGATCTTCCCCACACGGGAATGGTAGATGATGTTTCAAATATTCCAGCCCCTGCGTGTATTGATACTTTTTTACTTTTCCCATAATTCATGGCTGCAATGATTGCTGTTGTACTGTCGGTTACGCCATCCCCTTTAGCACCAAAATATTCAATGTATACATTTTCATACCCTATTCTGCACCATGCAAATGAGCCTGAAAATGGCACAATTGTCATGCCGTCATCATCAACGAGCGATCCTTTCGCCACAGACTGGAAATAACCGCCACCGTGATGGATTTCCGTAGCGCTTGAACTGGCCGCTGACGCAACAAAGACTACGTCACCAACGGCTGACGGTGGGAATGCTCGCAGTTCTGCAAGATTAAGGAAGCGGCCAATAGAGTTAAATCCGTCTTTACCCTGAGTTTTCTCCAATTCGGTTAAAGCATCATCAACCGTTTTATCCCCATGCCCAACCATACCTGACCCATCAGGTTCAGCCAGCTCAGCTCTTAAGGTAGAATCACCGACACTCAACCACTTTCCAGCGCCGATCCCGCCAGTTGACTCTGGAGTTGAATTAGCGGGCACAACTTTAGGTCCACCGGAAAATGAACCTGTCCACTTGTAATATTCATTATTTGGTTCGTTAAAAAGCACTTCATTGGGGTTTGAAACTGTTGCGCCGGTTGTGAAAGATACGCCTGTCAGCGTTACATAGCCGAAGGCATTCATCACCTGCTGAGCGAGATAGTTGATTCCTTCAATCGTGTAATGCTTATTACCAAAGCGATCCGTATAGGTCCACCCCATCGATGTCACGAACTCGTCAATTTTTCCGGCGTTGAATTTAAGGTCCCGCGGTAATTCACTTGGTACTGGGTCTTGTGTTGGCTGTGTAGACATATTGACTCCATAAAAAACCCGGCGCGGTGGCCGGGTTGTGATGGTCTGAAGGGTTCTCATTGGTAGATGGCGTCGCTGTACTCTGCGACGTTCAGTGATACCGTGTTATCTGTGTTGGGTTTGATGCTGTTGACTGTCCATAGCTGGCTGTCCAGTTCATCCACTGTCGCTATGAGATAGCGCGACGGGAGTTGCACTGTGTCTCCGTTCCATATGTTGAGCTGAATATTTGGAATTGCCGCAGTGAAGCCGTATTTTGTGTCGCTGCGGGCAGTTGCTGGATAACGCAGCGTCGGGTTTCCTAGGCTATCGGTGACAAGCACATACATAGAACCAGTGAAGGTGATCGGCTCGCTGGTATCAAAGTCATTACCAGCGCGGCCGGTGATGTACCCCTGCTGCTGGTTGCTGTCGTAGATGTCCGGCATCTGAATGACGCTACCGACCTGAATGATTCCGTCCTCGAACACCTTGGCGTTCATCTTCACCCGGGAGTAGATCAGGCGTTTCGTTTCTCGCAGCGCGCGTTCCCGCGCCTGGTACTCATTACGGAATCCAACTATCTCCAGCTTGTTCGGGTTCTCCGCTTCCTGCTCGACAATAGCGCCGTTCTGCACGCGGTAGTTGATGTAGGTCTTGTTGTTCGTGGTCGGATGAACATATGAAACCTGAACGCCGTCGTAACCGCCAGGCAGCGTGGCTTCGTACGTAATTTTGTACTCATCCGTTTTCATGTTCGCCCGGTTGAACACTGCCGCCGGGTAATCGACTTTCTGATCGCGGGTGAACGTCAGTACACCGTCATCCCAGTACGCCATGACAGACGCTGCGTTGCAGATAGCCTGCACCCGATCGCCGAGTGAGTCGTTCTCATCGTCAAACGTATAGTCGAAGTAGCCAAGACGCTCATCAGGTAGACTCTCAGCTATAGAGTACAACCTGTACAGATCAATGCTGCTTTCTGGCTGCCCGCCCATTACAATCCAGGTATGTGCAACAGCGTCAGCAAAGGAACGCGATGGACGCAATGTATAATCGACGGTCTGTGTCGCCAGGTTGTAACTGATAGTCTGGCGAGTCACCAGAGCGTTATATTTTCGGTCACGACTTCCCAGTGCGTTCTCTGTCGCCCTGACCTTCACACGAACAAGCGTATCAGTTGGGTGAACAACATTGCTGCGAATGTTAACGGCGTGTATTTCCTCGACTTTCAGGATGGATGCGTCGTTGGAGTTATTTGTACGTTTGAAATTGATCGCATACTTACCAAACCCTCCAGATGGCGTTATCTTATCTGTACGATAAAACACTTCGCTGGTCGACTTATGAGGAGTCCCCTGATGATAGGTAAAATCCTGATGCGTGCCAGGGATTTGATTATAATCATCATCTATTTTCCAGATCGTAACCATCCAGTCAGTCCAGTTTCCCCCGCCCAGTGATGATTGTAGTGGTTTACTGAATTTGGCCACCTGAACAGAGGTGATATGCTCACCTCAGAACATTACAGGTGCCTCAATGA